GAGCTCTCTAGATTCTGTTGTTAAAGATTACCTTTCTTTAGTTGAAGGAAATGTCTTCTCAACGTTTTTACGCAATTTTGATTGACTGGAGACAGTCTTTCCTAATTGTCATAATTTAGCGGTGAAGCACTCCTTTCTCGGTCGTCTTGCCTTCAAAGAGGAAGCAGCCGGAAAACTCCGGGTGTTTGCTATGGTAGATGTTATAACTCAATCCTTATTAGAGCCTCTTCATACTTGGTTGTTTACCTTGTTTAAGAGACTCCCGAATGATTCCACTCATGATCAAGAGGCTGCATTTAATTATGCTGTTAAGCTTTGTAATAAGTGGGGTCAATCGTTTGGATTTGATTTATCATCTGCCACAGATCGTCTTCCTGTATCGTCTCAAATTTGTCTCTTAGATAATATCTGAGAAAGCAAAATTGGAACTTTATGGGGACGACTCTTAGTAGGACGAGACTATCACATTTTGGAGAATACTTACGGTTTACCCGTCGGTGCTCTAAGGTATTCTGTAGGCCAACCAATGGGGGCTCTCTCAAGTTGAGCGATGTTAAACTTGATTCATCATATGATGATCCAGTTCATTGCCCATACTTTGATGAAAGCCGAAATTGGAAAATGGTATACAGAATATGTAGTATTGGGAGACGACATCGTTATTTTTGATAAAGATGTCGCTGACTTTTACCTTAACCTGTGTAAGGGATTGGGGGTTGAAATTAATATGAGTAAATCTATTATTTCCAACCGACCAGTTCTTGAGTTCGCTAAGCGAACTTCTTACTATGGTAAAGATGTTAGTGCAATTTCCTTCAAAGAAATGTTACAATCAAATAACTTCTTTGGGAAATTGTCCCTTGCTACACGCTTAGTTAGACGAAATTATGGAAAAGATTTATTTCTTCTCTTTAAATTAGCTAACTTAAGACCGGATAGCACTTATGATGACCTTAAGTACCCAATAGTGGGATACTTGACCCAGTTATACCAACGTCGCAAGTTCTCTTTCGAGAGACTTATGGCGTTAATAACTTCTAAAGATTATCCGTTATCATTCTTCGGTCGTAAGATCGGTTGAATGAAACCGGACAAAGCAATGAAAGTTTTAAAGGTTTTACTGAAGTCAGATTCTCAGGAGAAGGATCTCGAAGCGTTATTCGATCACGAATCTCTTCGTTGATCTAATATTCGTGCTGGAGACTTAAAACAGATTTTGTTACGTAGAATTTGAAAACTCTACATATCAATTCGTGATTTTGTCCCTAGCACGTACGCTCGAGATATTCGAGTGAGATTTCACAGTACTGATGCTGAGCAAACGTTCTGAAAGTCTTTTGACAAAGACAAAATTGCTCCTAGTATGGAGCTTTCAGTTCGTCGTCTCTCTAAACGATCATATGCATCCAAATGACCAAAGGAAAATAATAAGGAATTTTTGGATAGAGTATTTTTATATTTACTTTCTCCAAAAGTCTTTATTAATAAACCTGTGGATTTTCGGATGCTTAGACTAGGAATAGATGTCGACCTATCTAGAAAAGCGTTAAACGCTGATCTCAGGTGGGTAACAGACGCTCTCAAAGTTGTTGGAACTTTAAAAAATTCCGACAACCTTGATGTTGAGCTTCCTAGGATCGTGAAGAGCTCAGAATTCGCATCCTGGACTGTGGAAGAATTATTACAAAGATTTGAGAGATTGACATCTCTCTCTTCTTCGTTAAATCAATTTTTCCGTCCTTTTGAGAAGAAAGGTGAAACTATAGATAATCCTCTTAAAGTTTTAGACTTTGTTAAGGATCTTAATGATCCAAAACTACGTCCAAAAGTTAAACCCGATTTCATGAAGATGAATATCGCTGGTTTAGAAAGAGTATTCTCTACAGAATTGCCTAGTGGATTTGATCTTACTCCTGGGTTTAAGCCCAATATTAAGATCACAATCGCACCTTCTAAAGGAAAGCCAAAAAAGAAGTAACTTGCTTCTCGACTGAGAGGCTCGCTCGAAACACTTGGTATTCGGCGTGAGCCCCCACAGCGGTCAGCAAAAACTTCCTACCCGTTTTCAGCCACTTTCTGTGTGAATTTGTAATGCACACATATGGTCACAGGACTCAGGTAGCGGGATCCTTATATAGACTCTCTATAACGGAGAAATCTAGATAGAAGGGACCTCGATGGCT